ACGACGGCCATCCTTTGCTAATACTGTTGCATCCCAAACATAGTCGATAAAACGACGTGCCTGCTCAGGGCGCAAAATTCCAGAAGCCGCTGAACCACTAGGGTTAACAGCGTTTGCTCCGCTTGTAGATCCAAGAGTTGCTGTTGGAATGTTACCAAGTGTATCTGCACCTGGGTTACTTACTCCACCAATTCCACCTGATGCGAAAGCACCTTGACCCTGGTAAAGACCTGGTGTTGTTCCACCTAGATCTCCCGCAGCGCCTGGCTGGTTTTTGATTATTTCTTCTGACATATTGTCACCTCCTAGTGATTTGTTCATTTGAATAGATCGGCTGTTTTGAGGAAACTACCGCCCCATAGGGATTTTTCAACCATTTCAGGTTGAGACTGGAAGATATCGCCGATATCTCCAGACTTTCGGAATGCGGTGTCTGCTTCCACAGCGTCTACTCGTTTTCCAAATTCATTAAATTCACTTGACACTGCTGCAATATCTTTTGCAACTGCTGCAAATGAATCCTTTACTGTGTCGACATCGACCTTTGAAGACTTAAGAAGTTCTACTTCTGCTTGCAAAGACTTTACTGTTGACAATAGATCGCTAAAGGCTGATGTTAGATTATTCTTGATTTCTGCAATTGCTTCTACAACTACATTATCTGACTTAGATACGTCTGCGTCTGAGCCTGCTACTTCTTCAACTGTTTCTGCAACTGGTGCATCTTCAGTCTCTGTTGCTGGTACTGAGTCTGACTTAACAACATCTGCTGTTTCTGTCTCTTCTGCCTTTGCAACTTCTTCGGTAACTTCTTCAACCACGGCATCTGCCTCTGGAGCGACCACAACATCTTCAACTACATCTGTCTTTTCAACTTGTGTTTTTGATTTTGTCATAGGTTGTACCTCCTTGTTAATCTTAGAAGTATTAATGCCTTTAGCACTATCAACTAAGAATTTTATCATGTCTATCTTTTCATTATCCGTTTTTTCAACGAAACCTATATTTGCCATTTGCTCACCAGTAGTTGGACTTAACTCTGATTCATTTTCTGAAACCATTACAATTCCTGATTCTTTATCATAAAAAACATTTTCTAAAACTGTTTCGTCAGCCTTAATAATATCTACTCCGTCAACTTTTTCAACAGATACAATATTTGCAAACTGATTTGCTGGGGAATCTACAAGACTCAACTCAACCAAATCGTATTGCTTAATAATTCTAATTGCTTTATCTGACTTTTCATCAAACCCATCATCCCACTTGTTCATTCTTCCACCAATAGAGAAACCAGCAAGGGTTCCATCTAGAACCTTTTCCCAAGTATCTTGTGCACCCTTTGAAACATATGCTGATACAAATACTCCATTATAAAACTTCTTTGATTCTGGATCAAAATACTTTTCTGCTTTAAAGTTTACCATCTTGCCTACTGCTAGTGGCTGGTGCATTTCTCTAATATTACCTCGGAATTTTGCAAATGCTTCCATTGATGCTTCGGCTGTTACAATGTCATCTTGCTTATCGATATTGTCCAAAGATGCAAATCCAGAAACGATTCGTCGCTCTTTGTCTACCTTACTAAAAGGCATTGAAAGACGTAGATTATTCCCATCAGAATTCCAATGGGCTTTAGATATATTGCTCACCATTATATTATAAACCCCCTTTTATACATATATCACAATGTGGACATATTGGACACTAAGAGGTGCTTCGGCCCTCTCCCTTTGGATTCCTTCCAGCAACTGTAGAAGTGCTGTCAGAATTGTTATTTGTTCTTTCAGAGTCTCTTGCTCTTGTTGTATTTGCTTCTGCTGCGGTTGTTGGCTTAAGGTCTAAGACCTCATCTCCACCATCTCTCTGTGGCATATCCAGAACAACTCTAGCCTCATTAGGAGTAATGATTTGATTCTTTACATATCTTTCAAGAATCTGAGACTGTGCAATTTCATCTGTTAGTGTCAACTCGTTAAACACAAACTCAATAATATCTGTCTTTTCACGAATGATCTTATTGATCATTTTTTCAAGTTGCCTCTGTGCTGGTCTTGCAACCTGCTCCTTAAAGGTGCGATCCTGTGCAAGTGCTGCTGCAATAGATCCAGAATCGCCACCTCCAAGTTTAGACAGTGGCACTTGATGTGCTACTAGGATGTCATCACGGTTTTGCTTACGATACTCTTTAAATGAGCCGTCCTGTATACCGTCTTCGATGGGCTCCATTTTAAATTCAACTTTATTATTTTCGCTATCACCTGGAAGTGGAATATATAGCGTTCTGTGAGACTGCCCTCTGAGACTTGTTTGTAAGAATCTAAACATCTTGTCTTCTGCATCACCAGAAAGTTTCGCACCCTTTAATGTTACAACATATCTTGGGACTGCTTTGTTTGCAAAATAATCAATATTGTATTGTGAAGCAAGAGAGTCTCCATGTAGTGAGTTTATAGCCGACATAATGTCTGGCACTCCATAAAATGTGTTTAGAGGTGAGTACTGCTTAAAGTGAATAATTTCATTTGGTCTAGCATCTGTTGTTAGTGGGTTTTGGTTCTTTGCTCCAAAGTTGCGGAAGTAGACAATCTTGTTTCCAATGATCTGTACATATCCGTCTTTGATTCTTCGTACTCGCATTGTTGTTGCTGGTATATGTCCAACGTATCCAATTTCTCCACGAGTTGTTCTTCCAATTTCTAAATAACCATTGCCAGTAGACTGAAGATCTGTATAAACTTTTTCCATTGTTGCTGTAAATGAGTCATCATCATTAAGTGACTCTAGCCAATCACGCATTTCAATCTTTGCTCGTTCAATTCTCTTTCGTGCCTTTTGTGTTGCGCTATTATCTTCTGATGCTTCAAGTCTCATCATTGTTCTTGGAGAAACCTTAAACTCATAACCAAGGCCAACAATGTTTTCGACCTTTGCATCAATTGCTGCGTGGTTTGCAAATGATGTGTCGTAATAGTTTGCTAATTCATATAGGTTCCATGGAGGTGTAATAACATCAAACATTCCATAGCCGTTTACATATACTAGACCTGGGTTAATTTCTTTTGATTGTGCTCCGTCAATACCGCTTTTTCCAGCAAGTGCTGCAGTTGTATATTGAGTTGTTGGCTCAACCATCTTAGATGACATTCTGCTTGTTCTTCTTTTAAAGTTTGCATCCAAACCATCTAAAGTTTTTAATGTTTCCCAGTTGCCACTAAACGGATCTGACTTTGCAAAAGTATCATCTTTTTTTACTGCTTCGTCAATTCTTGCACCAATTTCATATTCGTTGTCTTGCATAATTACTCCTCGTCACCATACTTAGCAATTGTATCTTTTGCTGCCTGAACTGCACCAAGGTCGTTTAGAGAAGGGATAAGTCCAGCATTTAATCTATCAACTTGTTCTGAGTATTCTTCTTCACTTACTCTTGTTAGTCCTGGAACAAATACACATGTACCATCTCCTGGATCACCATAGTGCATTGCAGTCTTTTTTAATTCTGCCATCCTAGAAATATCGTTCTTGTCTGAAGGTATGTTGAGTACAGAACCGTTTCCATCTGTAAACCACTTGCCATTTGCTTTTTTGTACACATAAAGGCCCCAGTCATAGTTCTTTTCAATGACTTGTCGTCTTACATTCTTTACAATCGGCTCACCAGTTTTTGGGTTGATTAAGGAATCCATAACCATAAGTATACCATATCAAACTGGATCTACTACGACTTGGCTCCAGTTTACTTCAGAATAGGCAGTATATTTGTAGTTTCCAAACCTTAAAACCTTTTCATCGTCTACGATGATCTTATTTGTACCCGTATAACTCTTATAAACTTCAGATGGGTTTACTCCATAATAACTTGTTTCTGAAAGAACAAGAACCTTATTCCAGTTAAAAGAGCCAACATTCCAAAATTTCCAGTCTAACTCTCTAGAATTAAGGACCCTGACTCTAAACCAAGGTCTTTCGGAAATATTTTGTACTTCTTGTAGGTTCGTTGATTGATAGAAGGATATGTTGTTAAATAGTAATGGTCCAGTCAGTCTGATTGCCCCCTCGAAAGATGAGAAGTCTAGGCTGTCTGCAAAACTAATACCAAGGAATCCCCAGTCTTGCAAAGTGACAACTGGCTCTTTTACAAGTTTGCCATTCCAGTAAAACCCTATGCCATCTTGAACTAGCCCAGTCTTTTCATCAATTGCGTATATTTTTGCTCGTCTACCGCTTGGATCGCAGGCAACAAGATAGAATTTAATATGCATGCTTTTGCCTTCTATCTCAAAAACCTGTGTTGGCGCATAGGGAAAATAATCTCCGTCAAATCTAATTGCAAGTTGTGCTGCGATGACTTTAAATCCATCTGCTCTGCTTGAGTTGATTGGAATCATGAGCCCTCTATTTACTAAAGGGTCATAGGTTCCTTTTAACTGAATACCGCTTGTCTTTGTTAAATAAAGATATGGAGATGAGGCATTGTATATAGAAAATGGATTATTTTTCTTAAAATTATAATAAATTCCAGTTTTTGTATAAGGGTATATAGAAGTTCCAAATCTTGTACCAATTGGGCTGGCGTTGGAGTCGTTTAGTGCTTGTGATGCATAGGAAACATTTTTAATACTTACATTGTTTACTTCAGAATTTTTTATATTTATGTCTATATGTGTTACGATTGACAAGTCATTAAAATCAACTCCAGAAGGAGGATAGATAATCATGTTGTCTACAACCTCGTACTTTGTTGTCATCCAATCTACACCTGGAATTAAAACACCATTTCTTGCAGGCCTTTCTAATTTAGTAAAATATTCTGAAACTGCGTTGGCTCCTAGTTCAGTATATTGAAAGGTTATGTACGTTTTCACAAGTGAGCCGTCAGTATTATATTTATAATCTTTTGAGATTTTGTTTTTTAAATCTTCATAATCGTTATACCCAGTAAACAAATAATTATCTAGTGACTCATATGTTCTTTGTACTGGAGAACCATACTGATCATTAAGTTCTTGGTATGTCCATTCTACTGGATCAGTCTCTATAGCAATTGTTTTTGTTGGAATTGGGTAGTTAACATTAAACTGAATAAAATCAAGGTCAAAATACTTATCTCCTCTTTTATCAAAAACAGATTCTGCAAAATATGTTAAAGGAAGATTGTCTTCCCAGTAGGCATTTGCTGCAATAGCAAGAGTGTACTTGTCAAACAAAATGTCTGGGACCAGGGTATAACTTGCTGTATGTTCAATCAAAAAATCTTCCTCTAAAAGTATTACCCCTCCTCCAGATATTGCTCCTGGAGAGACATCGGTTAAACCTCCATAGGGTGGCAAAGAAGTGGTGTCAATGCCAGCATCAATATCTATCAGTTGATTATTTTGATAAGCAAAGAACAAATCTTCATTTAGTTTTGGAACTCCTATTTCATTAAACAAACTTTTAATTTTTTGAAAATTATACTTTGTTGCAAACCCAATATTATAGATCTTGCCATTAAATGTTGCTGTATTAGTTTTATCTCCACCAACATACATTCTCAGGTCTCCCAATGATCCAAAAAACCCTGAAACAGGATTTCCAAAAACTTCTATAAACCTAGGAATATTTACGCCTACTTCAAAAAATTCATTTTGATTTAGTACTTCAGAAGAATACAGAGTTTCAGTTTTACCATTTGAACTAATAATATATTTTAATGTATTGTTTTCTACCTGTATTTTAAAATAATTAGATGTGTTTTCTTTTTCAATTTTAAAAAGTATTTGTGGAGTTGTTGCATTACCCTTTAACTGGAAGCACCCATAGAATGCTGATATTGGTGTCTTTAAAACATCAAAGTTTTCAAAGAAAAGGTAGCCAGAGACAGAGTCCCAAGAGTTGTTTGGCTTAAAAGAAAAATAATCTTTTGTGTCATAAAAGAAACTTGCTGTATCTTCTATACGATTAGAGACCTTATTGTCTTCAAATAGTTCTGACTTTGTTTTAGATGAAAGTACAACCTGTGGAAGTGGATGAGACATTACAGAAAGTGATCTGTTTGATGCGTCTATGTTGTCGCTAAATCCCTGATTCCAAGAACCTGTTTTTGGATAAGAGTAGTTTGCTGTATAGTCTGCAAACGAATAATCAATCGTAACAGATGTTCCACTATATGACGAATTAATGTTTTCTGGAATCTCGACACCTTGACCAAATACATACCTTCTTTTTGCGACTTGGTTGGGAACTAGGTACGGGTAAATTCCAACGCAGTCTAGATCTATAGGAGAAATATCTTCGTAAGCATAAAAACCAATCCAGTCTTGATCTTTTGTATTGTTAAGTTTTGATGGAAGGTTTGCCAGTGATTGAGAGTAAGGAATAGATATTACCTCTTCTCCATTAATCAAAAGGGAGGCGCTGTCTTTTCCAACTTTTAAATGAACAAGCATTGGCCTTGTCCACTCACCAATATAGTTAGTCTTATATTCATTTCCAATTTTTAAACCTATTGCTGGACCATCTACATATATTCCGTCAGAAGATGCTATGGGTCCAATGATTCTTTTGGTTTCATTGGAATAAGAATTTATCCTTAGCCACATTTCTAGAGTGTACTGCTTGTACTGTCCATCCTTATTTAACATTCCAAGTCCAGGAACAATCAAAGATGGAAGACCAATATTTTCATACAAGGTTGTATGTCCAGAAGTTCCATATACTAGGGGTATTCCAGAATTTTTTGCTTTTAACATATTGTCAGAAGCAAGGTAGTATGCATTTAACTCCTGAAGTCCGTAACATTTTGCAACTATTCCCTTTTGTGGAGCAATAGATATGTTTGATGGAATATTTTCTGGAATAGTTCCCAGGGATGTTGATGCAAACTCTTCTGACCACTGGCCAAAAGTTATTCCGTTTATTTTAAATGCATTTTCTTTTTCTACGTTTCCTACAAAATTAATCTTAATAACAAGTTTAATTTCAAGGGCATCTTCAGGAATGTCAAACGTTTCTGATATAAAAATCCAACTATTATTTATTACTGTGTCAAAATTCTTTAAATGGCTTATCTCTTGACCGCTTGTCGTATCTGTATACTGATACCCAATTTCAAAACCAGAGACATACGAACTTTCTGAATAGATATATGTGCCAAGAGAGAAAGTTCTTAGATATTTATTTAAAATAGAAGAACTAAAAGTGTCTTTGCTTCTTAGCGTTACTGAGGCATTTTTCCTATCGGGTGTTGGATCTGCTATGATCCTTCCCACATAACTTCCAGGAAATGGCTCTCCCACAGACTCTGGATACGCAGCAACTGTACCACCGAAGATCTCCCACCTTGGAATAGAGGATAATACTCTTTGCTCGTTAGAAATTAAAGAAATATAGTCTGCATTATCATCAAGTGCCCAGAGACCAATAGGGTGCTCAGCAAAGACTTTTTCTGCATATAGGTTTGATGAAGTAGACATTATAGGTCTATTTTACCACAGAAGACTACTTGTTTATTTTAATTTCACAGTAATCTGTTGTGCAGTACATTTCACCTTGAGCCTCAAGATTTTCTGCTCCATCATAGATGGCAGAAAAATCAATGTGCTTCAACTTGCCGATATAGGACTCATACTCTTCTTCCGTGATCTGAGTATATGGCTGCTGAGGATAAACAGTATTTCCCATTGGAAGGAATGAAACTGCCTTTAGTTGTCCCTCGTACATATGAAGTGCTGGAACAACATGCTTTGACTCTGTTTCCTTATCAAATGACAGTGTTACAGAAACACCATTGTCAGACCAATACTTCTGAGCAGTGGCAGCAAGTGCAATCTTTTCAAATAATGTAACATCTTTTTCAGATCGTGGATGACCTGACTTAATTGGGAAGTAAACTACTGATGTATTTGATGACACTACATCGTCTTCAATTGTGTACCCCGCTGCTTTGAACAAGTGCATCATTGGGTCTGTGTTTCCAAATCGAACTGCACGAAGGAAGAAGTTTCCTCCAGGTCCCCAGTGGACTCCAGGAGTTGCACCAGAAAGAATTGAAACAGATCCTGATGGCTTAACTGTTGTTACACGAATTGATTCACGAACACATAGCCATTCCGAATACTGATGATCATAGTGACGAATCTTGTTGTATCCTTCATCCATCCACTCACGAACAATTGGCAAACCCTTTTGATCTGCAAAAGATGCAATACCTGTTAGTGATGTACCAATGCGACGGTTGCGTTGCATAATACCGTTTGTTTGTGGCCAGTGTGTTGGAACAAGTGTTACAGTCTTTCCATATAGGTATGCAAACTTCAGGGTACGCAGGAAGTCCTCCTTAGATTCATGACGATTTAAGTGCACTTCTACAAGTGTACATAGTTCGTATGATTCTAATGGCTGCTCCGCACATGGGTTAAATCCCATCACACGATAATCCTTACCGTCTGGCGCATCCTTTAGTCGTCCATAATTACGAGCAACATCAAGCCAGATAAAGCCTGGTTCTCCGTTTTCTGTAATTAAATCTACATAGTCTTCGTACTTTGTTCCTACTTCTGCTGAAATAGAATTGTTAGACATCCAAGCCCAACCTGGATTCTCTGGATCAAATGAGTTGCGCTCTGGGAATAGTTCTGAATTTTTTAGATTCATGAATGTTTCATCCCCTTCATTTCCTAAAGCAAGTGTTGCTGACCTACGAACATTGCCTGATACAACGCAAGTACCAATGAGGTTTACAAGGTCTACAATGGCACGAGAATCTAGTGTTTCTCCGCCTCTGGAGCCGATTACACGGTCTATCTGGTCATGCAACTTGATAAGAGGTGCAGGTCCTGATGCAACGCCTCCAAAGCCCTTGATGGGTGCTCCAAGTGGTCTGATTAAGTCATAGTTAAATTTTTGAATACTCTGGTTGGCTCTGAGATAGGAGTTGATTAGAAGTCTTACAGACTCTACCCAACCTTCACGAGTGTCTGGAATTTCGAACACCTGTTCTGGTTCTGTTGGGGTATAGATTGAGAAATTCTTATCCTGTCCCACTGTATCAAAACCTACACCAATGCCAAGCATCAGTGCATCCATCACCCAAGCAAATAGTGCTCCTGGATCATTCTTGTCAAGATCCTTTGTTGAAACCATTGCACAGTTTTGTAGTGCTGCAGAATTTTTCTTCTCCATAGTCATAGGAGTTCCAAATGCCCACATACCTCGACCTGGTGGTGTCCACTTTAATTCAAACATTCTTTGGAATGCTTCTTGTGCAGACTTCTGAGCCTTATAGTCATTCCATGGCAAACGGTTTTCTTTAGCATGATTCTTCTGTACTGAATACATACCCTCGATTACACGACGGCAAACCTCATGCCATCTTTCCTTAGTTCCATCTTCCTTCATACGAGAATATGTACGAATAAAAGTAATTTCTCCAAGTGAATTTTCTGCTGCATCCTTAAACCCAAATGGGCTTTCTTGGCTCTTGTACTTTTCTACGAAGTCCTCTGGAAGTTTAAAACTAAAAAAATCTGACATAATATGTATCGTCCTTTCAAAAACGGATTAAGACTTAAGTATACCAGAGTTTTATAAAAAGCAAAACTCTACCTAAATCTATTGTTGAGAGTTTTACTTAAATGTTTTCTTTCGCCAAAACTTAAGTCTGTAACCGTTTTGAAAACTAGATCTAACTCTTCCTCTTTGCTCTTCTACTTTTGCTTGTGAGAAGTTTTTATCTAATTCCATTGTCCAGTCTTCTCTCTTAAATGGAAAAACTTGAAACATTGGGGTTCCTTGCTTTATAGTTCCTTTAAAATTCTTTTTTACTAAAAAGGAAAGATGGCCGTCAGTAAAATAATTATCAGTATCAACAACTGCATCAATGGCTTTTAGTGGTGATGGGCTCTGGTGCATTGGGTTTGTAAAAAACGTACTATAGCCCTCATCGGTTTGAACCATCCAAGTAGGATGGATTCTTAATATTCTATTGCAGTATATGTCTTGATCTATTGGAAGATGGGAGACTTGTTCTGGATTGTGCTCACTTATTAATGCAGTATAGTATTTGTTCATATGAATAGGTAATTGAATATTAACATTTCCATCAGTTGTGTCTATGTATATATCGCATGGAACTTTTAGTATATATCCCATTGACATAGCATCAAAAAAGGCCTGGCATTTTTTTACAGTAAGACGCATTACTCCTCTATCAGGGATATCGCTGCCACCTGCAATTGCTGGTTGCTCTTTATACCAAGAAGGAACATTTTTTGTTCCTGGTTCTGGCTCTGGAACAATGTTAGTAAGTGCTGGATACATCTGAAGGAATCTAATGGTATTCATATAAGCCTTTCGTTACTTTAATTATATCATATTAAAGGTTTTGCCATAAGGCTGGATCTTGTAGTCCTAAAAGACTACTTGGTGCAACATAAAAGTGCAATAGGGTTTCATCATCATCTACTACTGTTGAGTTATCTATCCCGCCAGATATAAGCAATAATTCGTTAGAATCTGGATTTAAAGTAACTAAATTATCTTTTAAATAAATAGTTTCAGTAATTTTTCCATTTTTGTTTAAATAAGATCTTCCATAAAAACATAAATATTTTTTTGATCCCGATGTAAATCTTACATTGTTATTTTTAACAAACAGTGTTTCTTTAGAAACTAAAACCTTATACTCTTGTCTTTCACAATTTATTTTGTTTTCTTTACACATTGCTCTTACTGCTGTACTTATTGAACTAATAGTATCAGTCTCTTGATTAAAAACAATATATTTCATTATTCAGAGACCCTTCTGCCAAAGAAAACATATGGATAGATTGGTTGGTCAAAAAACTCTTTACCCATGTGAAATCCTTCTTCTATCTTTGTATTTTTAAAAATAGGAAGATTTGCAATTTTAGCGGCTCCTGCATAGGCTTTATACGAAAGTTCATTTCCAGAGTCATGTACAACAGTTTTACCAAAAACATCTCTTAGCATTGTCATTCCATATGCTCCTCCTGCTTTAGCAATACCCTTTCCTCTTAAAATAGGAGAAACTAGCACTCTGGCTGACTTAACATTTCCATCTTTATCTGGTTTTGTCCATGAGGAATATGCATCTGGATAATCATTTAATATGTAGTCTCCAACGCATACCGAACCACTTGGGTATTTGTCATTAAAGTATATAGAACATATTCCGTCTATATTTTTATTTGGATGATTTTCAAAAAACACATAGTAAAACCATGCACCGTTCAGTTGTTCTGGATAATCAAATTTTAAAAAATTTGAAGTATCAATAACCCTGATCACTGTTTTTAGTTTTCTGCTGTTTGGTATCCATCGTAAACCAAGAAGTGATCTGTATAGAACAAGTCATAAGGCTCACAGTTTATAGAAACTACCTGATGAGGAATATGTGAGATAGTCAACTCAGTTATTGCAGTCCAAGTATTTGTATCTGTAGACCACAACTCATCTGTATCTAGAAGATCAATAGATGCAATCATCTTTGAAACTCCATCTCTTTTTACTAGCATATAGTGAGATCCTGAATAAAATTCACCATTGATAGATACAGAGTCTTCTGCTGTAGTTGTTCCTATATGCATAATTGTTGTTTCCTTGTCAGGAACCATAGCAAGATCTGCTGGGTTTCCTGACCAGTTTTTAACATCTTCCTTTGTAAAGTTCATTCCTAGACCAGGAATTTCTGTAGAAACTAGGACATCTCCTACTTGAAGATTTCCTGCTTCAACGTATCCATTTGTGGTTAACACTAATGTGTGTACGCTTACAGACTTACCGAAAGTATAGGCACCGAATGCTCCGAAAGCACCGAATGCTCCGAAAGCACCGAAGGCTCCGAAAGCACCGAAGGCTCCGAAAGCACCGAAGGCTCCGAAGGCTCCAAAGGCTCCGAAGGCTCCAAAGGCTCCGAAAGCACCGAAGGCTCCGAATGGTGTTGTACATGTGTTAACAATGTCATAATCAGGGCATCCTGATGCTGTAATACAGCGACGACGGTAACCAACTTGGCCAGATGGACAAGCAGGTTCTGTTTCACCGTAAACACAACTTGTACAGTTTAGTACAGGTGCTGGTGTAGGTGCTGCTGCACAAGTATTGCTTTGTATATAGTCAGGACATGCTGCTGCAGTTCTGCAATAAGTTATTGTTCCTACTTGTCCACTTGGACAATCTTGATTATATGTACCGCCTACGCATGTTACACAGTCAAGTGCTGGTGTTGGAACTGGTGTAGGTGCTGGTGTTGGTGCTGGTGGAACGCAAGGACCAAACTGAGGTACATCTGGACAGCCACCTGGAGTACGACACATTCTGTAAGTTATTGTACCTGAAGTACATGATCCATTACTTTGTGTTAATCCATAAGAACCATCGGATGGTTCATAACTAAGACACTGATTACAGTTTACAACTGGCGTTGGTGTAGGTGCTGGTACGAAACCAAAAGCACCAAATGGTGCGAAAGAAAATGCTGTAGTAACAGATCCTGATGCAGAAGATGTTCCTGAGTTTCCATTGGCATTAGTGGCATAAACATTGTATGTCTGTGCCGATCCTTGCTCTTGACCAACATTCACTGCAGTTGAAGAAGTATCTCCTGCTTTGCCATCATCAGATGTCCAACGATAGTTAGTAATTGCTTTTCCACCATTATCTGGTGCTGTCCATGAAACATAGTCTGTTCCTGCTGAAGAAGATGATGCTGATGGTGCTCCTGGTGTTGCTGGAACTGTAGTTACTGTTACTGCTGAAGATACAGAAGATGATGGAGATGTTCCAATTTCATTTGTTGCGGTTACTGTTGCAGTAACTGATGCTGACGAATTAATTCCTGTAACGGTTATAGGAGAAGAAGACCCAGTATTGCTTTGTCCGCTACTGAGTGTTACTGTGTATGATGTTGCTTGAGGAGAGTTTGCTGGCAGTGCAAATGCAACTGATACGGCACCATTATTATATGGTCTGTTTGTTCCAACATCTGTTAGAACAACATCTATTGGTGCAAGTGGTGCCAAGAAGTCATTTGCTGCCTGTGATCTTCCACCTATATTCTTATTAACTGCCATCTCTGTATCTCCTTTTTCCTATTTAAATTTTTATGCTGTTAGGTCGCCGTAAACTACCCAAGTATCTGCTGCTCTCTTGAAAAGAGTAACTCCAGACCATTGTGTACGCAACTTTAAACCTGGTGTTGCATTAACAGTTACTCCTGCACCTGCAGCAATTGTAACCTGTCCTGTGCCTGTTTGAAGAACATCTATGGATGTTCCGATTGGAAAATTAACTGATGATGATGGTGGAACTGTAAGTGTTATTGCTGATGCAGATCCCATTTCAATTAGATCATCTCTTTCAGTTAATGATGAAAGTGTATATGACTCTGTCTTTTGAGTAATTGGTGTTAAAGAGTCTACCTTTAATCCAAGGCTAGTTGTTACTGATGCCGCAAAGTTTGCGTCATCTCCAAGTGCTGCAGCAAGTTCATCAAGTGTATTGAGTGCTTCTGGTGCGCCAGTTAGAAGTGCGTTTACCTGTGATGTTGCATCTGCGATTGCCTCTGCCTTTGCAGTTGCAATTGCTTGTGACTGTGCTGTAGATACTGGCTTTGCTGTATCTGCTGTATTATCAACATTTCCAAGACCAAGTGATGCCTTTGTTACTGCTGCAACTTCTGACTTAAGTGCTAGAAGTGAAGTATCTGCAATTCCGTGTACATCTGATGTATCTGTATTGTGTGTAGAAATCTTTGTATCTGCTGCTGTTCCTGCTGCTGTAATAGCCTCAGTCTTTGCAGTTTCTATTGCTGTAGCCTGTACTGTAGATACTGGCTTACTTAAGTCTGATGTGTTATCAACACTTGTAAGTCCTACTGAAGACTTTGTAAGTGCTGCAACTGCTGTAGCAATCTTTGTATCTGCTGTGTTTTCTGCGTAAACTCTAGTTGCTATTAATGTTTCATCAATATCAAACTGCTCATTAACTGAGTCCCATTCAAGACCTTCGCCTGCAAGAGATGGATATCCTTCTGCTGCGCCACTAAGAGCAATTATAAGATCTGCGCTAGTAACTAACTCTGCTGTGTCTAAAATTCCATGAACATTTGTTGTTTCATTATTATGTGACAAAATCTTTGCATCTGCTGCAAGACCTGCTGCAGTGATTGCATCTGTTTCTGATCCATCAGCATACGCTTTTGTTGCAAGAAGTGCTGTGTCAGCAATTCCATGAACATTTGTCGTAAGAGAATTGTGCGTTGACACATTAGACTCTGAAACTGTTGACGAAGCAGAAATTGCTTCAGTCTTTGCAGTATCAATTGCAGTTAATGTTGCATTTGAAACTGGCTTATCTAGATCCAGAGTGTTATCAACATTTGCAAGACCTACTGAAGACTTTGTAAGTGCTGCTACTGCAGTTGAAATCTTTGAATCTGTTGCTGCAAGTGCTTCTGTTTTAGCAGTTGCTACATTTGCTGTAGTTGCTAGAAGTGCTGTGTCAGCAATTCCATGAACATCTGTTGTGGCTGCGTTGTGGGCTGTAAGCGCTGCTGCTGCAGCGTTTGCTGCTGCTTGGGCTTGTGCTGCTCCACCAAGAACCACGTTGTCAACTCTTGCGTTTGTTGCTAATGCTGACAAGAAGTTGGGATCGTCGCCCAAAGCGTCTGCAATCTCTGCCAAGGAGTCTAGAGTTGCTGGTGGAAGACCCACAACTGCGTCAATTGCAGCCTGAAGTTCTGTTGCGTTAGCAAAATATACCAACTGGGACCATGTAGATGTTCCATTACCCATCTTAAATTTGCTGGTGTCAGTTTCAAAACCGATTTCACCTGCTGCTAGTACTGGGTTTACAGATGCCCATTGGGATGCTAATCCTCTACGCTGTTGCATTCTTGTTGCCATGTTTAGTTCTCCTTAGTACGGGCTGCGTACGTATTCTTTGTAATTATACCACTTAGTATTTGCATTATCTTAAACTCCCCCGCCATCAAGGACAAGGTTTAGACTTGAGATATCCTGTATTGCTGCTTTAACAAAGGCTGTTGTTGCAACCTGTGTTGTATCAGTTCCAACTGTAGCAGTTGGTGCTACAGGTGTTCCTGTGAATGTTGGTGACTGTGCTGGGGCAATATCGAAGAAAACAGAACCATCGTTTGTGAATTGCCACTTATCTTGCGACTCATTCCAGCGAACTTGAACATTTGATTCATCTCCACGAACAACTCTTATTCCAGAGTTTTCGCTTGGAGTGCCACTTGTAAAATTGCTATTTAGGTCGATAATGTTATCAGCCAAAGATATTGTTTCGCTGTTTATTGTTGTGACTGTTCCGCCAACTGAAAGGTTTCCAATAACTGAGAAATTTCCGCTAACTTCTGCATTATCATTAATATAAACTTTTCCGATGCCATTTCCTGACAAGGATAGGTCTGTATTTGTTGTCTTGCTTGTAACGCTATCTGATCTAACGCCATTGCTGAACATAACTCCATTGCCGTCGGCGCTTGAGAAGTTTGCTCCTATTTCAACAACTACTGGACCTTTTACATTGATTGATCCTGTTCCTGTTGGGTCAAGTTCAATGTTACCGCTTCCGCTTGTTCGTAGTCCTAGATTTTCGTCAATATCTGCTGATACAACGATTGCTCCTGACTCATCCTGAAGAACTTTCTGACCATTAACATAAAGAGATCCTGGACCAACATATACGTCCTTGAACATCTTTTCTGGTGAGCCTAGGCTATATGTGTTATCTGTTGCTGGAATAATATCTCCGCCTGCAGTAACTGCTGGAAGGACTACTGTACCAGTAAATGTTGGTGAAGCCTTTGGTGCCTTTAGATCAAGTGCTGTATTACGAGCAGTTGTTTCTGCTGCTACCTTTGCAGTAGCATCTGCTGCTGCTGTTTCTTCTGCAGCAATCTTTGCTGCGTTAGCCTTGGCCGTAGCGTCTGCTGAGGCTGTTGTTTCTGCAGCAGTCTTTGCTGCGTTAGCCTTTGAAGTAGCATCTGCTGAGGCTGCAGAAATAGCCTCTGACTTAGCAGTTGCAATATTTGTTGTTACTGTAGAGAAAAAGTTTGCATCGTCGCCTACGGCTGCTGCAAGTTCATTAAGAGTGTTTAGCAGACCTGGAGCACCATCAATTAGGCCTTCAAGTGCTGCTGCTGCGTCGGCAGTAAAGTATATTAGGGAGGCCCAACGAGTTGTTCCATCACCAATCTTAAATTTATTTGTATCAATTTCAAAACCGATTTCACCTGGTGACAAAATTGGATTTGCAGATGTCCACTGCGCTGCAGTGCCTCTTCTTTGCTGTTGTCTAACTGCCATGTATTTTTCTCCTTATGGGGGCTGCCCATTATTATCTTATTATAACATCCAATTTTTAATTGAAGTTATCTATTGCTATTCCGCCATCTCTGGTAGAGGTAAACTCTGTGTCTGATGCATTTCCAGAATCTGAAACAGAAGTCATTGGGCTATCAAAAAATCCAGAGTCTACGAACATACTCACAATAAAGCCAGTGCCATCAATTGCTGTGTCGTGAATGTGATCTGGAATACTATTTGTGTCTTCTATAGTTGCTTGGGTGTACCAGGCTCCATTGTAGTAAAAGTTAACTCTATTTGTTAAAGTGTCTAACCACTGTGTTCCGTTGGTTGGTGAAGAAGGAGCAGTAGAGCCAACAGCCATTGAACGGCTATCGACATACTCCTTAGTTGCTGCATGGGCATTAAGGGTTGGAGCCCCTACTGTTACTGCATCTCCGAATGTACCGCCGTTTGCTACGACTAATCCATTCTTGACCTTGAAGTCTTTGTCGACTGTTGTCATTTACTACTCCCTCTTCCAACTATTTTTATTTTTTATTACTTAAGCAATGTTCCCATAACAGTAACTGTTGAGTTATTGTTAGCGGTTGTTACTGTAAGTTTTACAAAGAGACCCTGTACGGCTGCAGAGATTGTCGATGCTGAACCGTTGGTTCCAACAACTCCATACTCTGTGATTGCAACGTTATCGTTGGCATCAAGTGTTAAAAGTACCTTTGAGATTTCTGTGTGATCTCCATAGGCAACCTTTACAAGATATTCTGCTGAGCGGTACTCGTCCTTAAGAAATTGATGGGCAAACTGAATTCCTGCAGTTGGTGCTGAAAGAGTTGCTGCAACCTGCTTAGCAACTGAGTTTAACTCAACTGCTGTGAAGTTTGGAACAACTGCTTCAAGAGCGTCTACTGCACGAACATCTGTAAAGTACTTGTTTGTTGTACCTTCTACAAGGTCATCAGTATCAGAATCTGCTACACCGTTTTCTGCGGTGATAACAATTCCTCCACCAGGCTGTGCATCAATTGTAATGTTAGTTTTTGTTGCATTAACCAAAAGATCTAATGCTGAAGCCTTGGCACGAGAATCTGTGAAGTACTGGTTTGCAGTACCTTCTTCAATGTCATCTGTGTCAATAAGATTAATCTGGTCTGCAATTGTTCCACCAACTGCAGCGATTGCTCGTGCATTTGTGAAGTAAAGGTTTGTTGGTCCCTCTTCAATGTCATCTGTGTCAATAGCATTGATTGCATTTGTTGTATGTGTTTGTGCATTGTTCTGTGCAGTGCTTGCATAACCTTGAGCAATTACAAGAGCATCTGTGATTTCACCATCTGTGTAAGAGTTAGCATCTGCTTCTGCAGTGTCTGCGTAGCCCTGAGCAGTTGAAAGTGCTGTTGTAATTTCTCCATCTGTGTAAGAGTTAGCAGTTGTTACTGCATCAGATTCTGCTGTGTTAGCATAGTTCTGGTAAGCAGTAGTAATCGCTGTCTCTCTGCCGTCTGTGTAAGAGTTTGCTGATGTTACTGCATCTGTTTCTGCTTGATCAACATAACCCTTAGTTGCTGCATGTAGGTTTAATGTTGGTGCACCTGGAAGTGTTAGGTCCCCAGTCATTGTGTCGCCAGACTTTGCTACTCTACCAGCAACGGCTGCTGCTGCATCTGAAGCGTAGTTTGGATTATCTGCAATTGCTGCAGCCAATTCGTTAAGTGTATCAAGAAGTGCTGGTGCTGTATCTACAAGGGCTGCAACTTCTGCATCTGTGTAAGAGTTAGCATCTGCAATAGCCTGTGCTTTAGCAGTTGCAATAGCAGAGTTACGGTCTGTAACTTCTGTTCCAATTGCTGAAGTTATTGCTGAGTTACGATCTGCAACTTCTGTACCGATTGCAGTTGAAAGTGCTGCTGCTGCTGTTGCTTCTGCACCTGATTTTGCGTTGTTAGCCTTTGTGGTTGCATCTGCTGATGCTGTTGAGACTGCATCTGCTTCTGCCTGATCTGCATAAGCCTGAGTTGCAAGAACATCTGCTCCCCACTTAACAGAAGAACCTGCTGCTGGAGTAAGAACGATATGAGAATCAGAGTTGATTGTCATTGCACCTGCGCCAGTGAAGTTAAGTGTATCTCCAATAGTCTTATTTGTTAATGTTTGTGTGTTTGTTGTTCCAACTACCGCACCAGTTGCACCGTGTGCTTCTGTAGCATTTTCGTGATCTGTAAGATCTGATGCTACATCGCCTGCAGCAGTTGCGATTGCTGATGCAGTTGCATCAAGTGCTCTTTGGTCTGTGAAGTAAAGGTTTGTTCTTTCTGAAAGATTTTCAGTGCTTAGGTTTGCAAGGCTTGAAACTGTTCCAATTACACTACCTGTTAAGTTACCAGTTACATCACCAGTTACATTTCCTGTTACATTTCCTGTTAGGTTACCAGTTACGTTACCTGTTACATCACCAGTTACATCTCCAACTAAATCTGCTGTAACCTGATTCGCAGCAAAGTTTCCATTAGCATCACGCTTTACGACCTTGTTTGGTTCGTTAGCAGATGTTGCTGTTCCACCAATAAGACCGACGATGTAGTCTTGGTCTGCTTGCTTCTTTGTAAGAATGTCTTGTCCGTTAACTGTCGCTGTTGTACCTTCAACGATTAAACCACTCTTAATTTTAAAATCTTTATTTACTGTTGCCATTTTTTATATCTCCTTTTATTATGCCTTAAGTCCCATACGAGCAAATCGCACAGTGACTGGCTTGATCGCAGGGTCTGGAGTGACTGTAATAGCCACGGTATTTCCAGTGCGAGAGACATTAATGGTGCCAATATTCCCATCATTGTCGATTGTTCCATACTCGCTGACTGATACATTTGTACCGTCAACAAGAATTGTCATTTCAGTTGCGTAGAACTTGTTGTCACCTGCTGAAGTCTTTGATATTGAAATAATATACTTCACCATACGCCAAACTGTAGCATCAAAGTTATCAATAACAGTTACGTTCTCAATTCCGTTGATTGTATTTTCATTATTTCCTGATGAACCCAAGTCTGTTGACTGAGAAGACAGGGTGTCGATTAAATCTACATAATTTTCTTGAGTAGGTCTATCTCCTGTTTGGAATAGGCCCTTAACTGCTGGAATTGATATTTTAGCCATGTAGAGATTATATCATCCCTTTTAATAAGACTATTAGAGAATGTAGTTGCTATAGCCAATAACTTGAAGTGGAATTGCTGGAGTGTTACCCAAACCAATAGCCTGTATCTGAATTGCTGAAAACTTAACTCTAAAAGGAAGAACTTCTGTGATCAGTGTGTTTTTTGTAAAATCTTCTACCTGAATTAATGGGTAGTCAATAGGAAAAATTAGTTTTGTTTTTCCATTAAGTTCATCAAGTATTAGTGCTGTTGCCATTAATCTGTTACATCTTCAAGAATCTTTAGGCTACCCTGGGCAACCGTCCAAACTCTTGTAGGGTCTGACACTTGAATGTCAAAGATGTCTCCTGTTTGAAGTTGTGCTGACTGTGCTGCTGTAAGCCAAACCGTAAACTCTCCAACTAGGTCATCTTCGTCTGCAACTGGATATAAATTTAAAACTAATGTTGCATTGTCTGTAATAATTCCTTTGTCTTTTGCAAGAGTTGGTCTTTTAATCTTCATAGCAATATCCCATTCAGATCCAGCACCCTTTAAAATCAAAGGCTCTTTTGCATCATCAGTTACATAAACTTTAAATCCAGAAGTATCTCCACGCACGACAGTCCAAATAACTGTAGGTGGCGGGTTGCCAATGTTGTACAGTGATTGAGATCCTCTTAAAGTTGCCATTGTTAAATTATACCACTCTTAAGACAGTCCGTCTTTGAGTGCCCCCCATGTTCCGTTGCCTTTTGTTTGAACAATTATCATTCCACCGTTTGCCTTTAACCCAGAAACTCCAACTACTCCAATATATCTTGCTGGGCCTGAAGATGGACGAACTGAAACAAGGGCTCCGACATCATTTACATAAATTTTTGTTCCAGCAACACCTAGTTGGCTTGTGTTCATTTGTATAATTCCAGATACGACTACAATTCCATTTCCATCAGTAGGAGATGTTACGAGACCAGAAGAAGGTAATGTATCTGACTGCATTAAACCTAGTATTGGAACATCTGGATTATGAGTAGGGCTTGCTGGATTATATCTTAATACAGTTGGGACTGGCTTTCCTTGATAAGAAATGCTTCCTGAAATAAAAACTGGGGTTCCTGCTAAAATAGGAACAGTAGAACTTGCATTTCTTACAAGTGATGTAACACCTGTCATTCCCAAAGGTGGAAGAATATCATTTAAAGCATCAACCAATGTTTTAATATCCCCGTGTACATTAACGGGATCTGAAGCAAGCGGGTACTTCATATTAGGATAGTTAAGTGATTGTCCTGTAGCCATAATCTTTATTATACCACCCTCTGAAGTTGACTTTTGGTAAAATTTTGTGTTATACTAGGTAGTAACACCTACCAAGGTGTTATTGTTTTCTAAGGAGGAAACTATGATTAAATTTATCGAAAGAAACAAAGAGATCATTAGCACACTCAGTATCGTAGCATTAGTAACTGTTTTGTCGAACGGAGCCAATGCTGATTCAGGTCTTGATACTAAAAACAACTTGAGCATAGAACAGGCTCAGACAGTAGAACCCGCCTCGAAAGAGGTTTTTTTGGTTTCTAAGGCTAAAAAGTTAGAGAGTTTTGAGAATAAGGTTTCTCTGACTGATTTGGAACTAAAGGAACTGTTGTCTCTGGTTGGCTTCAAGGGCAAAGACCTTGTTGTTGCCTGGGCGGTAGCAAAGAAAGAATCTAATGGGCGACCATTAGCATTTAACGGAAACCACAAGACTGGTGACTCATCTTATGGTATGTTCCAAATTAACATGATAGACAACCTTGGTCCTGACCGTAGAACTAAGTTTGATCTTGAGTCAAATGCTGAACTATTCAATCCCGTCAAGAATGCAGAGATTGCATACTATATGACAAATGGTGGAGATGATTGGTCCTCATGGAAGGGCATCACTCCAAGAACCAAATACTGGATGGCTAAATTTCCTAAGTAATATCTCAAATTAGGACCCCTCTTAGGAGGGGTTCTTTTTTGTTTCCTGAAGTATCCAGTTGTAGGTTTTTTCAATTCCGTCTTTAAGAGACATTGAGTAATCCCAGCCTAGTTTTTCTCTTACCAAGTCATTATTAGAATTTCTTCCTCTAACTCCCAAAGGTCCAGGGATATGCATCTTGCTCAAAACCTTGCCCTCAATACTGCAAGCAATATCTACCAACTGGTTGATAGTAACCATTTCTTCAGATCCAATATTAACAGGACCAGTAAAGTCTGATTTCATAAGTCTTCTTGTTGCTTCTATGCATTCATCTATATATAGGAATGAACGGGTTTGTTCTCCATCCCCCCAAATTTCTATAAAGCCATCTGACTGTATAACTTTTCGACACATTGCTGCAGGAGCCTTTTCTTTTCCACCATCCCAAGTTCCTTCTGGTCCATAGATGTTGTGATATCTGGCAATCGCTACGGGAATTCTGTTGTTTTTATTAAAGGCTAAGAACATTCTTTCACTAAACAATTTTTCCCAGCCATACTCGCTGTCAGGATCGGCAGGGTATGCGTCAGACTCTTTTAATCCAGGATTATTAACATCCAACTGCTTATAGTCAGGATACATACAGGCAGAACTTGAATAAAATATTTTGGTTTTATTAATATCATATTTTGCGTTTAGTCTTGATTGTGCCCTAAGCAAGTTAAGGTTTATAAGTGCAGAGTTTTCCATAATCTGGGAATCGTGTTCTCCAGTAAATATATATCCAGCGCCACCCATATCTGCAGCAAATTGATAAATCTCATCAAAACTAGTAATTAACTTATATGGTATTTCGCTATAAAAGTTTCCTTGATATCCTTTAAACTGAATTGCCTTTTCAACATTTTCATAAACGGACAGATCTCTTTCAATGAACTCGTCTGCCTGTGTGTTAGAAAAATCAGGATGCTTTAGATCAACACCTCTAACCCAGTATCCTTCTGACTTAAGTCTATTAACCATGTGGCTACCGATAAAGCCACCTGCTCCAAGGACTAATGCTGTTTTCATACTATCTCACAATTCTCTCACTTAAAGTATATATCCCTATTTTAAAATATTTAGGATATTAGTTTTTCCCAAAACTCAGAAATATGCAACTGCTTATGTAGCCCAGGGTGTGGCCAGTGCGCTCCAGGCCCCTTTAGTCTTCCATAGTCATATGCAATTTTGTGGTAGTCATAGCCATAGTCAAATATTTCTGGGTACATGTCTTTCCATCCATGATGGCACCCTTGCCAATTTATCATCTCAAAATGCTTGGTAAGTTCAGGCACACTGTTTGCAACAAAACCAAGTTCAAAGTCTGCTGGAAACTCTTTCTTTGTTGTGTCTGAAACATAATGCCTAAAGTTGTCTTTTAAGAATTGTTCTTGTTCATCTGTCATTCCGTGTGACCAAGAAGACCAGTACAGTTTAATTCCGCTTGCCTCACAGAATGCTTCTAGCATTTTAATATGATCTAGATTTTGATAATAAACCCACTCATATGGCAAAATCTCTTCATAGTTCCAAGGTGCTGATGCTTTTGTTTTTTTTGCACTATGATTAATAAACCACTCCTGCATTCTTTCCCCGTCTGGGCTAACAAAATAAAATCTTTCAAAGTTTGCAAAATGAGCAATAACAATCTCTGGCTTATATTGATATTGATGAATCATTCCTAAAAAACTAGAAACCAACTTGTTTGCAGATGCTCCAGAATAAGATATATTTCCTATAGGGACCCCAATACGATTAGATAGAAGGTCGGTCCACCTAAGATGTTCTGGAAGTCCTTGGCCAAGCGTTATAGAGCAACCTAGGGCTACTATTGGTGGCTTTGTCGCAAACTCTATGGATCTTAGGTTATCGCTATTCCATTTATAATTGTATTCTGGTCTTGGTACTTCTGAATGCCCTGCCAATATTTCAGTAGTATGAGAATAATCCTTTTTTGGTTGTGTTTTATCAATACCCATATGAGGAATAACTCTAGGATTAAACATATCAAAAAGCATTAGTAAATAAACTTACCCTTTTTTATTTTTTTATACTTACGCCACATTTTAAACTTATAAAAAATTCTTTTTAACATTTTGATTCTGGCCATTCTCTCCACCACATTTTTCTGCCATTCTCTAAAGAAGATCCATTCCAAGAGTAACGAGTTGATGTTGTCTTTGGTGGGTTGTCAAAAAAGTCCCAAGTCTCAATTCCTTTTTGATTTCTATTTCTATGAATATAGGCAGTATATGTGCTTCCAGATGTTCCAACAAAGTTTGTAGCATTATGCATTACCAAGTTACATATAAGTCCAAAAACTACTTCATCCTGAAATGGCAAAGCCATAAATTCATCTCTAAAATTATGCACAATATATTCATCTAACAGTATAAACCTATGCTTATTATCTTGTACCATTTTATGTCCTGGCTCACAAGTTGATAAAACTACAGGAAGATTATTCTGTGCAAATTTATCTAGCCATGACTCAAACATTTCTTGTTTTGTTTCAAACATCTTTATGTGATCCGATAATCTTAAGTGCATTCCTTGAAATTCTCCGATAGAGTGATATATTTTGTTTGCTAAATCTACATACTCTTTTTTAAATCTGACTGAAGATATTGCTTTGTTTAGGCTATCACTTCTTTTATAAAAAAATCTTGAGTACCAGCCGAGAGTCAATTTTAAATGAAGTGTTTTATCTAGTGGAAGTCTTTTTCTTCCTTCTGCAAAAAGAAACTCATCTCCAGTTATTTCTGGTTGATTACTATAATAAAAATTATTCATAATATCATCAATAACTAGTTCTTCTTGTTCAAAGTGATCTATTTTTTCATCAATTATAATTATGTTTTGATCAAAATCCATAAGGTCTAGCAAGTGAGGAAATTGGTTATCGTTTGTAAAACCTTTTCTTTGTTCATTATAAAACCTGCTTGGACTAAAAATTGGAATTGTATCAGTAAAATAAAGTTTTGGGTCTGCTGTATATCTTCCATAGTGCATAATGACTGGAACATTTAGTTCATGAGATAACCCTGCTGCCAACTCAAGGCTCATTACCTGATTTATTAAACCTGTAGGATTATATAACTGAAAGAATAATTTATTCATTTACATAGTTTCTTTTATTGTTTCTTTGCCTTCAACTGGTTTACGAATATCAGTATATAGATATTGTGGACCATGCTTAAAGAACCAATGATCTGGCTCTGTATAAAAAAAGAATGCATTAGCAACTAGATTGTGTTCTGGATCTGGAAATTCTTCCCTCCAATGTAACTGATCATTACCATAAGAAATAACTGCATCATTTTCTTCTGCCTGAAATTTTTCACCTTCTACATAAAAGTCCCAAGGTGTTTTATGAAAAATTGTATAGTTTATATGGTATGTGCAAGCGTTATCATCTACATGCTTCCATAATTTTGCTTCTTTTCCCTCATAAATACTTAATAGGCACCAAGATGGCACAAGAGTTTCTGATTCAAACTCTTCTCTTGCTAATGGTAAAAGCATTTCGTGAAATCTTCTTAATGGCTCAATTGCAGGACCGTGAGTATTATCCCAAATTGTCCATTGATGTCTTCCAAAACCTCTATCATACGTGCTTTTGTCTGTTGACCAAAGATTCATTGCAAGATTTTGTAAAGCCAAATGCTCTTCTGGTGGAAAAACTGTCTTTAACAGGTATGCTGGTTTCATTTTACCACTTTCCTAGTGGGCAAACCGCTTTTTCTAATTTTGTTTTTACTTTCATAAGGCAGCCACACTTTTTACATTGACTAGTTAGTTTAATTAATTCTGGACATCCTTTACAGATGGAAAATCTTTCTTTTGCTACTTCTTCATCTGCCCACTCAGTATTTGGATTTACAACATCCCAAGGTCTTGTATCTCCAAGCATCTGCTTGTATTTTTGCAGTGGCGATAGATTCTCTTCCATTATATTTCCTCTCCAATTGTAACTTGTGGATTGCTAGAAAGAATTGCAATCTTCATTCCGTTTTCTGGTGTATCTGCAACACCATAGAAAAACTTATATTCGTTGTCTACAATAAATGCAAACTTTCTAAAACCATCATCTTTTTTAGCAAGAGGTCTTGGTTCTCTATTTTCTGGATCTATAAAATCTTTACCGTTCCAAATAGAGCCCTGCTCTGGATTATATTCTAAATCAGTTATTTCTACAACAGATGGACTAGAAGATAGTGAATTAAATACCAAAACATCTGTATCTCTTACTGGCAAACCTGTCTCAGTGTCTGTCTCTATATAAATAAAATCAATGACTTCGTCTTCAGCATTTAATTTAAATTGCATTTTTTCTCCTTTTAATATAGTATATCATATTGCATTTTTATGCACAACCAAAATTATCGGTATAAGGAGGGCAAGCACTTGCTCCTCCACATCCATAGTTAATATAAGTATATGTTGCTGCCCATCCATTACAGGTATAACCATCAAATACGCAGTTTGCAACGCATGCTGTTGGTGAAGACGCTGTAGGTGTCGCAGCAGCAGGTGTAGGAGCAACTGGTGTAGGAGCAGCACAACCTGGACATTCATTTAAGTAGTAGTTGGCACATCCTAGAGGCGTTCTACACAATGTTCTAGTTCCGCATCCATCAGAACAGTCTTGTACTTCTGTTCCTGCAAGTCCGCTATATCCAGTACACGCTGTACAGTCTAGTGCTGCAGTAGGAGCAGGGCTAGGTGCAACAGGTGCAGGTGCAACAGGTGCAGGTGCTACAGGTGTGCTACATCCAAGACCTACATAGAACTTAGTTCCTGAACTTCCATCAGAGCACTTGTACCACTTCTCTTGGTAATTGCTACATCCTGGACATGAACCATCAGGGCAAGAACCACTGTAGACTCCTCCACTTGTAACTCCATAGGTGTCATTGTTTGGACATGTTAGTGCTGTTGGTGCTGGAACTGGCGCTACAGGAGCAACTGGTGCTGGAACTGGCGCTACAGGTACTACAGGTGTTGGTGCTGGTGTAGGTGCAACACATCCTGGTAAAGAAACTGGCCCTGAAGCAGAACAATTTATAGATGCTCCTGGATCAATACTTAGTACAAATGCTCGGTAAGTTGTACAATCGGAATAAAGCATATTTGGAACTGTGCTTGAGTCATTGCTTGTACCGCCATCACTAAAGCATACTGCGTGATAAATTGTAGAAGTCTGTACTGCTGGAACTGGTGTAGGCGCAACTGGTACTGGAACTGGTGCTACAGGAGCAACTGGAGCAGCAACTGGTGTCGGTGCTGGGGCGGTTCCACATGATGGGGCTCCAGGCGATGAAGCAGTAGAGCACTGAATATTTGTTGCTCCTGCGTAACTTAAGACATCATAGTATGTTGCACATGCAGTATTAATATTTGTAGAAAGAATGTTGTCTGCATTAATTGCATATGATTCAACTTGTGGCCCACCTTGAGGATCACAATATGATAAATAAACTGTTCCTGGTGCAACAATTACCGTAGGAGTTGGTGCTGGTGTTGGTGCTGGTACAGGAGCAACTGGTGTAGTAGAAACACAACCTGAATTACTACAACTTGGAAGAGTTGCCCCAGAAGCATCTGTTCCAGAATTTGTACAAAGATTTGTTGAGTATGTTCCTATTTCATTATCAAGGAAATCATACACTATGTAGTTACATTTTCCGTCATAATATGTGAAAACATAGTAGTTAGGTTGAGCAGTTGGAGTAACAGGAGCAACTGCAGGAACAGGAGCAACTGGACTTGTTGGAGTTGCTACAGGTGTTGGAGCCACTGCATTTGCGGTAAAGGTTATAGATCCTTGAGCACTTGTATATCCAGAACGAGATGCAGTTATATAAACTGTGTAAGATTGACCACTAGTTAATCCAGAAATATTAAATTCTTCTGGGAACTCAGGGTTTTGTGTTCCAAGATTTGATGTGTATGTATTATCATTACTATGATTTGTTACTGTAACATTTGCATAAACTGCACCATTAAATCCGTCTGGTCCCATACTTACAGAAAGTGATGGGGTTGCAAGAGTAGGTGTTTGAGCAACTGGAGTTGTAGGTTGAACAACTGGAGAAACTATTGGTGTTGGAGCAGTTGGCTGAACAACAGGGGCAACTGGAGAAACTATTGGTGTTGGTGCAACAGGAACTACTGCAGGTGTTGGAACTGGAACTGGTGCTACAGGTGTTGGAACAGGTGTTGGAACTACTACGTTAAGTAAGTTTCCAAAAAAAAACCATGTATTGGTGTCTATTTTAACCAGAGTACCTTTTGAATATTGTCCATCTAGAGATTTTATTCCAGCCTTGCTATTAATTGAAACAGCGTCACTGCCTTCAGATACAGTTACTGAACCAGTGCCTGTTTGAATTATATCAATTGAATATCCCACTGGAATTTCTACTAAAGCGTTTGCTGGAAGAGTCACAACTATTGGGTTAGAAGAATACAAAATAGCAGTCTTTCCAACATCATCGGGTGATAAGATAAAGTTTTCTGTTTTTGTTATAACTGTTCCAACATTTGCAAGTTGTGGAACAACATCAAATCTTGCGTCAACAGAGTTCCAATCAATAGCATCTCCTGCAAGAGCAGGATATCCTCCAGTAGCACCGCTTATTGCAGTTGTAACTGCAGTTGCTACAAATTGCTGTGTTGCAAGGTTTGCTGTATTTGCTATTCCGTGAACATTTGTTGTTGCTGCATTGTGTGTTGTAATTGCAGTATTTCTATTTGTTGTTTCTACAGCAATTGCAGCATTTCTGTTTGTTACTTCTGCTGCATCAGCATTTTTAAGAGTTTGTAGATGTGCTGCAACAGATGGGTTTGCAAGCAAGGTTGCTTCATTTGTGTTAGCACCGTCATAGGTATATGATCCGTAGTGATAAAGTCTTAGCGCTGCCTGAATATCGGCTGCATCTGAAAGACCAGGTATTTTTGCAGGGAACAGGCCAGTACCATTGATAGTACCATCAATATTCTCTGCTGCCATTATAGATCACCCTTTTTCATTATACCACCGTAATAAAAAGATGAACATACTTTGGGCCAGCCATAGGTACCCATTCTCCATCTAGATATTCTATTCCTTCTATTTCAAGTGGCAAAGCGATAAATCCTTGAGTAGTGTTTAGTTCTTTTATAATTAGGTTTGTTGCTAGAGGTCCAGCACTTTCTGGTGAAGATATAGAGTACTGTACGCTAAATCTTGAAGAAGTGACTGTTCCTTCTGATAGATCATAAATGTCTGCAAGGTTTATGGGTGCAATAGTTATTTTGCCACCTACTGGTGTTAAGGGCCCTTTGGTTTCTGAATAAAAGTTTGACTTTAAACTAACTAGAGGAATCCATTGTGTTTCAGTAGGACCTGAGATTCTTTGAAATACTGTTTTGTATGTTGGAGAAGATGGGCTATAGTCTATTGCAATATCTAATGCCTGGATGTCTTGAGAAATTGAATCATTAACAAACTTTTGCCTTGGATCTCCCTGGACTCCAATAATGATACTTCCACGATCACCAGTTGGTCCAAAATCTAAATCAAGGCTAATTGTTTCTGGTCCACCAAAAACTGTTAGGTCATCATTAGATAAAAGTATATCTGCCACGACTAAGCCCCTGTTGCAGGGAATACTGCAGTAACTATTCCTGAGTTAATTGCGTTTGTAACAACTGTTGCATGCTCTACTGTAAATCTGTTTGCTGGGGTTCCAGTAATATAGTATGGAGGTTTTACAGTTAGCGTAATCTTTGCAACATAAGAAGTGGAAGCAACAAAGTTTCCAACCAGTGGTGTAGTTGCATCTGACTCAAACCAAGCAACAGTTCCTGAATGTTCTGCTGTTTCAAAAACAGATGTTACTGGGGTTGCTCCCTTAACTGGCTTAGTAACTCCTCTAATATTATAGTTTGACAAAGTGGCACTAGTATTTTCTCTTGCTCCAGTAATCTGATCTGTTACTGTTATTTTACCTGTCATTAGAGTGTATACTTTTTCATAAAATGGATTGTCGTAATTTCCTTCTGCTGCTCTTACTTCAACATCATAAACATATTCTGTTCCAGCGTTTAGGGCAACTGAGTCGGATGGTCTAATTGCACACTGAACAAATGTTCCGTCGTCGGATATTCTAGCAAAGCATCTAATTGGAACTACTGGTGTAGAAACTCCATTTATAATTTGAGTTGCACCACGGGCTGAGGCAATTGAAAACTGTGCGCTATCGTATGGCGCTGATGTGTCTAAAACATAGTCTGGGTTGTTGGCAAAGTTTGTTGGCACATTAAAAGCACTTAAAAGGTGTGCTGTTCCATCGTTCTTTTTTGGGTAGATACGAAACTCAAAGGTATCACCCTTATAGTAATTAAAGTCATAGGTCGCTGGAAATGCCATGGTTTTATTATACCACGCTGACATATACAGAATTGAGTATTACCGATGCATCAAAGTCTGTTCGTATTTGAGGAACTGCCCCATTGCCCCACATAGACTGATTCTCAATAAATATATTTTGAGTAACTGAAAGGTTGTATGTGTTTTGATATTTAAGGGAACCAACAAAGTTAACAAACTCTTGCCCCTTGCTTGCAAAATATGTCCTTAGCCAAACCTCAGTATTAGAAGTATATGTGGTTAGTTCAAAGTTATATGTTACGAACACTTGGGATCCTTCTTTGATGCCGTGGAAGTTTAGGGCTCTCTGATGACTGTTCCAAAGACTAGTACATCCTTTTGGAATGTAGACTTCATTTTGAGTTTTATCTTTTGTATCTAGCAACAATGTAACCCATCCATCGTCACCCTGGGATATTCCAAGTTTTATTGGTTTATTAATGCTGTTTGTGTAAGATGCCCAACCAGCCTGCTGTCCTGAAGACGATAAAGAACTTAGTCCGTTTTGTCCAGATTGTCCTTTTTCTCCTTTTGGTCCCCTTTGTCCTTCTGGACCTGCTGGGCCAGGCAAGCCATCTTTTCCATCTTTACCTGCTGGTCCTTGCGGTCCTTGTGGTCCAGGAACTGGAAGAAAAGACAATGTATTTTCTTGATAGTTAGATGTTTGGCTTTGTTCTACTTGTGCAGCATAACTAGATTTTTTTGCACTAGGAAAGTCCATTGATTTAGAAGCAGCCATAAAGACATTATCTCATGATTATTTATTTACTTTAAATGTTTTATTTTTAATTCTAATTACTGGAGGCAACTCTGGCCTTGGAGTTGAAACTTTAACTACTGCCATTACAAACTACCTGTAACATCACCAATGACTGAAATAGTTCCAATCAAAGGAGTCCAAACTGTATCTGAGTCAATTGTAACTTGTAGATCAAAAGTTAATTCTGTTACTATTGCTTTGTAGCCAGTTCCCCATAGTGCTGTAACTGAAGATGGAGCCATTATATCTACATATCCTGTTCCACGTGAAACTTCCAGGGAATCAAGAGCATCAGACTGAGGATCATAAGAAGTAGCCTCAAAGGTCCAATCAGATGTATCAAAATATGTTGCTTCATCATCTTGCAAAAATTCCACACGAAGCGGAGAGGTGTCTCCCCTAACTATTTGCCATTTTATACGAGCAGGGTCTGCTCCAAATACTTCTGGTCCATGTGTAGCCATAATAATGATTATACCATAAAAAAGACTAATACCTTGATTGGTGGGTATAGGACAAACCAAGGTATTAGCCAGTAATAAATTATACCATAATAGACAAAATGGACATTAAAGTAAAGGTTTTATAATTGTTATACAATTGTTATAATAGACAATGTCCGATTTGTTACCATAAGTCTATTTTAGCCAGATTAGGGATAGTGTATACTTTAAATATATAAGAAAAAAGAACTATCTTTATAGTTTTAAAAGATATCTTATATATAGTATATATAGTTACTTAGATTTTGCAATATACTCAATAAGAATATCATACATGTGATCTAATTTGCGATCCATATCTTTACGTGTTTTGTCTGCTTCGTTTAGACGATTCTCTAATCTTGAAACTTGATCTTTTATCGATGATCCAGAATTGGGCTTAAGTTCGCTGAGATAATGTTTTACCATCCACTTGATTGCGAAGGCGATTGATGATACAATTGTAAGTATGGCTACTATAAGAGAAGCCCAGTCTTGTACTGTCATAATAAAATTATTATAAGGGGTATATTTAAAAAATGAAAACAGACATACTGGATACACTGGAGTATTCTAGGAATTTAATTATATCCCCCGACATGGATGGTTTTATGTCCGCAAAATTACTAGAGCGTTTTAACGGTTCGAAAATAGTGGGTTCGTACGACAAAAATATTTTATGTCTCGCCGACGGGATCAATCCAGAAGAATGCTTGTTCGTCGACTGCGATATGAATCGACAAGAGTATGTATCTCTCGGAAATCATATGCGACTATTAGAAGACAATATGTCAGTCGAGTCATTTAATCCGAATGTTCACTTCGGCGTTTCGACATATAGCGACAAGTTTCCTTTCGCAACCGCTTTTTTGATTTCGTTCGCAATAGAGGCTGACCTATCCGAACAAGACCTTATACGCATGGCTTTCGCTGATTCAACTCTCAAGAACATGGAGAGATACAGCGATAACATGCGAAACTGGTCAACACGGATGGAACATCCTGCAACAAAGTACATAATAGACAATTCGGACATTGCAAAAAGAAATGATGCACAAGCAAGGTTTGATTATGTTGATCAATCTTTTACATCAAAGCGTTATGGTAAGGCAAGGTACATAGATACCCTCAATAACGCCTTACAAGGGCAAGAGATGGCTTTTGAGGTACTAACTAATGGTACAAAGTATCTATGTGACAAAGTCGGTAAAAACACCCTTACAAGGTACAATAAAGACATCATATCTTATGCAGAAATATTCACAGGAGAGTATAGCGTTACCTATGACGAAGTGGTTGATTGGAATTGATTAACGTACCTTTAATTGCTAGTCGCTTTGTTCCATCAAAATCAAAAACAATTTTTATTTCAATTGCAAGTTATAGAGATCCTGATCTTGTAAATACAGTAACTAGCGCATACTATAATGCAAAGTATAGAGATAGACTATTTTTTTCAATTGTTTCTCAAGCCGATGAATCTGAACATCCTGATTTGTCTTTTATACCAGAGTCTCAAATCAGATATGTGAAATACCATTTTTCTGAAAGTAGAGGCGCATGCTGGGCTAGGGAGATTGTCTCTAGGGATATACATACTGATTATTTTTTACAGATAGACTCCCATTCTAGATTTATTGATGATTGGGATAAAGTAGTAACAGAAAACTATGTCGCCTGTAAAGATTACTGGCAATCTGAGATTGCGTTTACTATGCACCCAGAAGGATTTAGAAGAGATCACGAAACTGGAATAGAAGAGTTCTACGATTTTGAAAAAGTGCCAATGAGAGGGGCTATGGGGTGGAAAGATGAAGACACCATGCCTCAGCCATTTTGGTACGAGTGCGATTATTTTAAATATGGATATGAAGCATATTTTTTATGTGCTAACTCTTTGTTTTGTGAGTCAAAGATTATAAAAGAAATACCGTACGATAAAGAACTGTATTTTATTGGCGAAGAGCCAACTCTGGCCTTGAGGTTTTACACCAGGGGAGTTAAACTAATTAATCCATCGTTTCACTATATGTGGCATGCTTATAATGAAAACTATGATAGCGACAAAAGGGTTCTTCATTGGCAAGATCACTCCGAGTGGGGAGATATGAATAAAGATTCCTACTTTAGGGCTGCAAAAATATTATCTGGGGATACATCTCTGGGTGTCTACGGAATAGGTTCATATGAACTATACGAAAAATTTCAAAAAGAATCTGAAATTTCACTAAGTGACCAACACGATCATATAGTTGGCCCTTGGCTTTAGTTAGTGCTATAATATAACATACAAGAGAAAAGGAATGGGCATGACAAGAGAAGAAGTTATTGAAACTATGATCGATGTAGTAAATGTTTATAATATTGAATTACTAGCAGGAACTGGAATGCCTGATGAAGAAATTGAAAGAAACCTTATTCAACAGCGTCCAGCGCTAGAGCATATGTTTGGTTTGATCTATCAAACCTTTATTAATAGAGGCATTCTTAGTTAAGATTATTTGCCACAACTACAGCCAGAACAAGAGCAACCGTTTTGAGCAAGTAGGTTTGTATCTTCTGGTCGACCTAAGTCTTCCCAAAAAATCTCTCTGCCCATAGCATCTGTTTCGGCCATAGGTTTTGATTCAAACTCAAAGTTGTCGTTTAAAGCGTTTTCAAAATTGTCTAATATTCCCATGCTATCTATTATACACCAATTGCTTTGACACGTATGATAATAGGATCTTTAGGCCTATAGGATATTGTTGCAGTATGTCCTGTGTGATTGCTTGCTAAATCTACCGTGAATTTTTTAGCAATTTTGGTTAACATTATTCTCATTTCCATTAAAGCAAACTCTTTGCCGATGCACTGTCTTTTGCCAAACAAAAATGGAAAATATTCTCCTTTTGACAAATCTAGATTACCAAACCATCTTTCTGGTTTAAAGGTGTCTGGATCTTCAAAAACATCTTTGTTTCTATGTACGGCCAAAGAACTTAGCATTACATGTGTGCCAGTAGGTATGATTACTCCGTCTATTTCTACATCTTCCATCGCTACCCTGGATTCATTCCAAATAGGAGGAGACATTCTCAAAACCTCATTAATAAAAGCATCAACATTTTCTTCTCTAGAAATTTTTTCTTGCCAATTTTTATTTATCGACAAATAGTAGACTGCCCACTCCAATGCAAATGCAGTTGTTTCATATCCAACCAATAGCATAGTTATTGCTTCGTCGTACAGATCGTCAAGATCTATTTTTTTATTATTGTACGAATTGATGATGATATCTAAAAAATCATTTTTTATTTCTTTAGACTCTAATCTTTTGTCTACTATTTTTTTAGAAAACTCTCTTAACTCATCTCTTGACTTAAGCAGTTCGTCATCGTACACACTGTTAGCAATTTTATATGATGCTGTAGATACGTTTTCTCTTGCTTCCGTGAAATACTCGTCCATGCTTTCTGAAAAAAATATTTCTAGGATACTTTTGAAAACGAAAAACCCCATTTCCCTTCTAACATCTACTTCGTCAGACCAGTTAGAAAGTAAAGAGTCTATGATTGTAGATATTCTATTTTCATATTCGACCATATGATCGTTGTGGAATGTTGGAGATATTTCTTTCTTGTTGTGCATATGCTTAGGTTCTTCACTGGTTATAAGACCTTCACCCAGGACATAGTCTAATGCTTTTAGTCTACCGCTTTTTTCAAAACTGTTGTATTTGTTTAGAGCAACATCTTCCACTGCCTTATTGGTAAATGCAAAAAATATGCTTTCTGAATTTATGCTGACAGATGGGTTTCCTTTTGTTGCTTTCTTTAAAAGCATAAATAGTTCAGGAGCGTCTGGAGGCAACATAACTTTAGTATACACCACGGATCTGAAAAATTATAAAAACCAAATAGCCTAAAATCTGAATATTTTGTCCAGATGTATGATACATACTATAAAAAAAATAAACACAAAAAAATAGTGAGCCCATAATAGACACACTATCGATCTTGCACTACATTTTGGGTGCGCTACCCTGTATCCAGCCACTATGGATGCCTATCAGTGGAGCATCTATACACACTGCCTGACCCTGATGTAGTGTAGCCTTGTATAACTCAATAAATTCTAATACTCTATCCTTAGTATCAAAATGCATTTCTTTTGTAGCACCTGATGTGCTTGTTAATGTTACTTTCATTTAGTTACCCCCAAATATAAAGCATAGCGCTATTGCTATGACTACCCCAATGAATGCTCCTATTGGAGCGTAATCAGCATTCTCATCTAGCCAATCAATTGCGTATGTAAAAGGATTCATATTTATTTAACTCCCATAACTCTAGACATATAGCGCTTAGCAATTCTAACCGCTTGAGGATTTAGGGTAGAGTTAAATCTACCTTGTGAGAAATCACTAGGGTAAGCGTTAGTGATACGCTGAGCGATACGCACTGGCATACGCTTAGATGTAGGGGCATAACCCGCAGATGATAGACCGAAGTCTTTTGCAATATCAGAGCGAATCTCTGAGTAGTAGTTATTTAGTGAAGTCATTTTGACTTCCTTTCTTTTATTCGGTTAGACTTTCTAACCTTTTTCCTTGACCTAGGTTATTTGCTTATCTTATTTGATAAGGCTCACTAGGATTTTCTACTGGCAGGGATTTCGCCTATTTACTTTTTCTACCCTTATTTAATTTTTCTTATACTAGAAGTATAGCATAGAAATCTCAAAAAGTCAAGTTTAGACACGGACAAATCGGACATTTTTAATGTGATTTACACCACATTGGCACGTCCCGATCTTGTCAAATCGACACGCCGATAAAAATAACATTGTTACGGAATTGTTATAATTCCCCCAAAAAATGTGACCTACATCATATGTGACCTACCTCACAATGTCCGATTTACCCCATTTATACCCCTCAAAATGTCTGACCCCCCTGCTATACTTAATAGTATAAAGAAAGTTAAGTGGTAAAGAAATCCACTAAGAAAGGTGGTCAAAAATGACTACACTAAATGAAACACTATTTTCTACAATAGTTCACGAATACCATAACGGCGGAGTAAAATCCTCTTATGGTTTAGACGCTTACACTAGAAAAGAATTGCTAAGATTTTTAATCTCTAGCAAGGCTTGCTACTGTATCAACTGTATAGATAAGGAGAATACTAAATGAGTATTTGGACTAAATTCGCTACTGTAAGCGATTACCCTAAAGGCTTAATGAACCTATGCCCTTGCGGTCAGGTTGTATTAGCCCCCGCCCTTTATCACGAAGGGCAACCTTATTGGGAAAATCCTAATAAGTGTAAAGAACTATTCGAAGGAGAAAATAAATGAGCACTATGCTACGCCTTGATTCCGTATGTGGAAAGACACATACATTTGTTGATGTCTACGACATAAACCTTAACCCTCACGGCTCTATCTGTTGCGATAACTGTGAGTCAATTTTAATGTGCCGTAAGGCTTGGGACTTTCTATACAAGGGAGTCAAATAATGAGTGATTTAACCTATTGCGAGAATTGCCAAATAAATATGGAAGATGATTTCTTTGATTTTCGTTTTGAGTATCCAATCTGTTTAACCTGTTCACCAATGTATGAACTATTCTTAGAAGGAGTAAATTAATGACTAAATACAATGTGCTAATTTCTTATGTCGTAGAGGCAGAAGATGAAATGAGAGCGGTATTCGCTCTAAATAAAACACTCTACCCACTTAGCGAAAATGAAATTGCTAAGTTTGACCCGTTTATGGTTGAGGAGGTAACTCAATGAAAACACTACAAGAAAAGTTAGATGAAAGCGCAAAAGCGTTAGAGCCAATCCTTTGGGAACTACTAGATGAAATTGAGGAAAACTAAAATGGAAAAAGATTTATTTGGATTTTCTAACGCAATTAATTTGGATCATCTAAACTTAGAACAACTAAAAGAGTTAGAAAAGATTTTAGATAAAATAAAATAAATAAAAACAAAAGTTGTAGAAATAAAACTCTACAATTTTTGGACGTGCCAAAAAGTTATCCACAGGCTGTGTATAAATAATGTGAGATTAATCACATACGACACGCCGTGTTTGGACTTGACTTTTTGACTTTTATCTGCTAGTATTGCTACTATAACAATTAAATAAAGATAAATAAGCAATGAGCCTTAGCAAATAAATGTGACCAGTATCACAGTGAGCCTAAGCAAATAAGTGCCCAATTTGTCGGTGGCTAATGATAAGATAGTCTTATCAACTTAAAGAAAGGAAGTCTATAAATGACTTACACTATAACACTAGAAACCTTCAATGGTTCTACTAAAAAAATCGCTCTCCCTTCTCGTGGTGCGGTTGCTCAATTCATCTCAACTTATCCAACACAACTTCCCGTTGGTGTTGCGGTTAAAGTATCTTGCGACGCTTTAGGCGTATCAGGAACACTTAGAGGAAAGGCGGTTCTCTAATGATAAACTCCGTCTTAACAATTCCCTGCGAGGAATGTAATTCAACAGGTCTAATCTTTTTTGGAAATGATTTTGACTATGATGTAGAAACTTGCGAATGCGATTTTGGTATTGAGCAAGACCTAAACCAATTTAACAACTAAAAGAATAGGAAATAAAATAAATGACTAAAGTAGAACACACACTAAAGTTCGTAACCGAGTTCGATGAAACTCACCCAATAGCACAACAAGCACTCGCTATTCCTCACTCAGATTTAATCGCAATGCTTGAAGGAATGCTAAAGGATTTGGTAGCGCCTGCGCTTGGTCCAATACTTGATGAAATTAATGCTCGTGGCACTTACGCAATTCTAAAGGTGGCCGAATAAATGATGACTCGTAAAGACTATGTCGCAACTGCTGAAATTCTTTCATCTTTCAAAGAGTTAATCGGAGATGAATTTACTTTTCACGATTTGGTAAATGATTTTGGCTCAATGTTCGAAGCAGATAATCCACGATTTGATTTTGAAACTTTTAGAAAGGCTTGTGAAAAATGAGCAGACTACTAACAACAATGGTTCAACTATTTTTAGCGGGTAGCGTTTTTATTTTATTTAAAATGATGTTGCCAATGCTAAAAGAAGATTGGCAAGAAATCAAAAACGATTTGCGAAAGTAAATTGTGATCCTGAGCAAGATTGAAAACTGCTCAAATTTTGGACGTGGCAAAAAGTTATCCACAGGCTTATCCACAGGTGTTTAAGAAGTTGTTTACGACACGCCCGAAATTTTGTGAGATTAATCACACGGCTTGAGCGTCTCACTATTTGGATTTACTGGCTAGTAAGTTGATATTTTTAGTTTAATCATATAGACTTACATAGTAAGAAAAAATAAATAAAGAAAGTCTATCCGATACGGCGAGCCTAACTAAAAATGTCAGTGGGCTATGCTAGGATAGAATTATCAACAAAAAGAAAGAGGTCTGCCAATGGCTACCAAACTATACACAATAGAAAGCCTACTTGTAGGGAAAAACTATCGCTCACGCAACCGCCACTTTGAGGGCGAAATTGTATCGGCTCAAAAGCGAGAAGGAATTTGGTATGGAGAAAATACCGAAGCCTATCTAATTGAGGTCAATGCTAAAGGCTTGCGAAATAAATTTGCGACTATCGCAGTAAAGGTTGGTGAGTAATTATGGCTAGTGTTATTGACCAAAACGAATTCTATTGGATTTGGGATTTATCTTTCTTGTGTTGTGATGAAGTCCAATTCCGTTATCAGTGTAAAACCCATAGCGAGTTAATGGGTTGCTATTTTTGCGAATTTGATTACTCAAAAGATTGTGAGTGTGAAAACTAATGGGATACATAGAAATATTTAGAATTGACAATGAAGGCGCAGGTTGGATAGACTTGTCGCAAGCAAACTCAGATGAGTTATTTAATTTGGAAGTCGGCTTACTTAATGAAGGCGCACTATTTACAACGAAAGAGGCAGAATAATGGAATATGAATACCTAGTAACTTGTCAGTATGACTCAGAGGCAAAACCTCACTGGGAACAACGCTATGAAAACGAATTTGGTGCTTGGGAAAGTTTTTTCCGATTTACCGACTGGGGAATGGCTAACGAATACTCAACAGTGAATATTTACACACCGACAGGAAAGTGTTACACTAAAGTATTCTACCGAGATGGAAGGGTTCAGGTAAGAGCGTAATGGCACTATATGAATTTACTTGTTTTATAAATGTCGAGGCAGACAATGAAGAAGATGCCGTTGATATGTTCGATAGTAACTTAAAATATGGAATGATTAGACGAAGCGATGTTTATGTCGCAGACATAGAGGAGAAAATATAATGGGAAGCATAACCGCACTTGGAATTAAAGATGAAGTCTTAGACTTAGAAACACAATTACTTTATCACCTTAAAGGTAATCACTATCCACCCGTCCCCGCAGAAATGGTAAAACCTTGTATCGAGGCTATTGACGCATACTATGATGAGGACTATGACCGAATGATTGATATGCCTATGGTTGGCGACTTTCAGATTCTCTATAAGGGAATGACTCACGCACCTGCGAGGGCTATCATAAGCCAACACCACTTGGAATTTTGGCTACCTGATTGGGAGGAATAGAATGTCTGATACAATGGAAACTATGGAATTGATCCACGCAGATAACTTAACACCCGACCAATTAATGCTTGGTGATTTAATTAAAATTGGTGATGACATCGTTGAAGTTAATTTTATTGAATGTGATTCAACAGGAGATAACTACGACATACAAACCGAAAATGAATTTGGTGAAACAGAATTTACACAGTATAGTTATACTGATTTAATTCCGTTGTATGTTTTTATTGAACAAGAAGAATAGTTAAAAGTATTTTTGTGTGCTTCCCCGCACAAAAATGCACGTGGTCCACGTCCCGCCCTGTGAGATTTATCACATTTTAAGATTTGACATTTTTTGCCCCTGTATGCTAAGATTAAGTATGAAAAAAAACTCAGAGGAATTACGCAGACTTATGGAACTTCGCCGTTCTAATGCTGCCTCTGCGGTGCCTAATAAAAAGAAATACAACCGTAAAAAATGTCAGTCCGAACTGCTACAATTAAAAAAACAACAAAAAGGAGAATAGCCCCTATGGGAAATATCGCTGATGAATTCTATGATGAATACTACGCAACCACCTGCCCTTCTTGCCGTGAAAATGCGGTTGATGAATATGAAGAAAAGTGCACTCATTGCTTACTAGAAGAAATGTCCGCTCACTATAACGAAGACATTGCTCTAGAAATGAGTCTAGGCCTTGACTACTAATACACTTAAACTAAAAAGATCTAAAGATAGAAAGGTCGCTAATGCCGTCACCCCTAATGGAAAACAAGCAAGTATCGCAAATACCTTTGGCCTACCTGCTGGAAAGGCTTTCTCGTGCCCTGGTGCCACTAGTGTTTGTGAAAGCGTTTGCTACGCAGGAAAACTTGAAAAAGTCTTCCCAACCGTAAAGGTTAACCTATTGCACAATTGGTCCCTGCTGAAAGACGCAGACGGAGAAACTATGGTGCGCCTGCTTGATGAGATGATTGTTGATTTTGTATCTGATTGTGAAAAGAAAGACGCTCCTAAGTTATTCCGTATTCACTGGGACGGCGATTTCTTTAACGATACCTATACCTATGCCTGGAAAGTAGTTATTGATAAGCACCCCGACATTCAATTCTGGGTATACACTAGAGTAAAGGCTGCTGCACTTATTCTTAAGGATGTATCTAATTTATCATTGTATTTTTCTGCAGATAGCGAGAATGTAAAAACTGCCGTTGATCTAAAAATTAATAGCGGTGTTAGAATGGCATATCTTGCTAAGAATTTTGCAATTGGCCAGGCCGATGTAAAAGAAATGATTGGTCGCCCCGCTGCTAAGTGTCCTGAGAATAATAAACAAATTAAACTTATATCTCAACAAGGTAGCGCTTGCGTTTCTTGCTCACTTTGTGTATACTCTAAGAGTGACATAATTTTTTCTGCGAGTAAGAAATGAGATAAATGAATTCCCTGCAAATAATATTTTTAATTTGGTGCATAGTACTTTTATTTTTTTACCAATAAAAATTGCATGGGATCCACGTCCGCAAAACTTGATTTGTCAAGTTGCGACACGCCTTTAAGATGTGTTTAAGAACACACCCCAGAACCCCCCCCAGGATTTGTATTTCTGACATTTTTTTGCTAAAATTATACTATAAGCAATTAACCCCCACAACGAAAGGCAAGACCCAAATGACACTTCACGGATACACTTACCAAATTGGTGATTTATTCACAACCAGCAAGACAGGCGTTACAGGTCGTATCGCAGGTTTTACACCAATGTCTAATAAGGTTACCAGAGTTAGTCTGATTTTGGCAAATGGCGCACAACGCCTTGCTATGGTCAAGACCTCTAAGTAATCTCACAATGTGAGAAATGTCAGGTTTAGATTTGACATTTTTATCCGCAAAATGTTATACTTAGGTATAACCAAATAACAACCCCTAAACAGAAAAGAGAAAAAAATGGCAGTAGCAACAGCAACATACAAGGTCGGCGACACTTTCACAACACAGAAGTCAAAGGTCAGCGGAGTAATTACAGAAATTACACCACAGGCTAATGGAAATGTTCGTGTAAAGTTAGATGTAAATGGCGCAACCCGTTATACAACTTGGACGGCAAAGTAAGTTTAGCAATAACGCTAAAAACTATCCTGAGCAAGATACAAAAAGGCTCACACACCCCCAACTAATACCCCACAAAAGAAAAGAGAAAACAAATGGCTAGAGGAAAAGCAATCTCAGTAAAAATCCCTACTCAGCGAGTAATCGCAGGACTAGAGGCATCACTAGCAAAACTAGAGATGGACTACGCAACACAAGGAGAAAACGAACGCAAGCACACAGTTGCTTATGAGGCTTGGAAAAAGCAAATTGGTGAGTGGGCTATTGCCAACTTCTCAAAGGCTGAAAACCTACGCACTAACTATCGTTCTTGGAACAACA